AAGTCACGGTAAAGGTGCTGCGGTCCTTCCAGTGAGCGGCGCCGTTCGCGGCCGACGCCACGTTGGCGGTGCCGTTGTCGAACTTGACGAGCCGGTAGCACTTGTCCGCGTCCTGGATGACCATCCCAACCTGCCCAGCCGTGCCGAGCGGGAGGGTGGCCTCATTGAACGAAGCAAAGGTGCCAGCCGGTCCAAGGTGCATGACCTGCACCGGGAAGAAACGTCCGGAAGCCATATTGGTTCTCCTTTCCTATTTAGCTATCAACCCGTGATGGCATAGTGATGCCGCATCAGGCGAGGAGCCTGCACGGTGAGATTGCCGGTGAAGAAGTACTGTCCAGCAACCATCGTGTTGTCCTGCGCGGGCTTGAAGCCAGAGAAGCCAAAGCCGAACTCCGGATCGTCCGTCACCCAGAAGCGGATGTACTTGGTGTTGAGCAGCCAGAGGGTCTCGCCAGCCGAGGCATAGTAGCTTGAGAGCGAGCCATCAGAAGCCGAGCCCTTCGTGCCCGGGCAGTACTGAGACTGCATGACACGGGCCGCGTTGAAGACTATGCTGTTGAAGCCGGTCTTGGGATCCTGCGTCTCAACGCGCCACTGCGGCTGGAACTTCTGCTTGATGTAGGAGAGGCCCAGGTTGGTGGTGACGATGAGGTCCGGGTGCTCAGCGCCGATGACGACGCTGTTATAGGACTCTTCCAGGATCTTGTAGGTAATCGGGCCAGCGATGCTGGCGGCGGGCAAGGTCATCGGCGAGTTGAGGGCCGAGCCGACCGTGCCGCCACGGGTCACGCCGCCGTAGGTGGTGTACGTGGTCCCATCCCATGCCGCAACCGAGTTGTCAGCCAGCGCTTCTGCAAGGCCGTTCATCTTGAGCACGCGAGTGCCCTGACCTCCGTTGTAGAGATCCACAGCGAGAATGGCCGACATCGTGAGAGCGGCGTTCTGCATCTTGGAGTCCACAATACGGAAGACTGCCTCCGGACCCTTGTTGAAGATCTGGATGACTTCCTTGTACAGAGAGACGGAGACCGCATAGTGCTTCGGAGAGAACTCCCCGCCCGTGTCGGTCTGCCGAGTGGTGATGTCAAACGTATCACCAAGCGCGTACGATCCGCCGTTCAGCATCGCGTACGTAAAGTTTTCCTGAATCTTCGTGCCACCTGTGAAGCGCTCAATATTGTTGCCGCGCAGGTAGGCGAGAAGAGGATCGTTCTTGAACCAATTCTGTTACTTGTAAACCAGCCTCTACGCTGGCGGGTGGTCATTTCTGCCACCTCTGCAGCTTTCGCTGCAGTCCAGACTATATCTTCACGCTGTCAAGTGCTCTCGCATTTCAACAGCGGCATCGCGTGTAGTCGTTGAGGATACTGGACGCCAACCTCGGCCTTTTGTGTTCAGGCCCCGCGCCTCATTAGCCAACTCAAGCTCTTTAGCAGAGTAAGCGGCTTTATGCGGTGCGGCAAGGCGAAGCGTAATAAACTCCGCCAACTTGGTGGCCTGCGACTTCTTGGCAATAAGCCACGGGGTAATCACAGGGAGAAGTTTTTCTACCCGCTTCATACCAAGCACGGTTACCCGCCCTTGCGGGAGTTTGCCGATCCCATGTGGAACAGTCCACCGCACATAGGCAGGAATACCAAGAAACTGCAGTGTGGACGAAGCCCACTCAATCAGGTCTTTATTGGTATTCGTAATGCCCACATCCGGCGAGAGGTTCTGCATACGATCCCGTTTCCTTCGCACGACCCGCATGGTGACAAAGCCATCCGTGTCGATTAACATTGCCAAGCGTGCAGCTTGAACCAGTCTTTCCTGCTGATTGTCCATTGTCGTAATCATTGGCAGTGTTTCCTTGTCAGCCGCCAATGCTTTAGGAGTTTCCAGCATATAGCGATGTTTTACTCAGGCATTCATTTTACCTGATCCACCACACCGGGAACGATGTGGACCTTGGTTGAGGTATTCAATTCATCAAGCCAAGCCATGAGATTCCTCCGTTACGGAGTGTGTTGAGCTGAGTTCCAGCTTGAGATTGCCGCAGCAACCCGCTCGCTGGGGTTGGTCTTGGTGGACTGGACAAGGTCGAGTGGATGCTGCTCGATAGGGCCAGAGACAACTGGGAGACGGTGCTTGGTGGCGTATTCACGGGCACCCTCTTCGCGGGCGGCGGCGATGCGCTTTTCAAGTTCCGCACTCCGCAGTTCCTCCTCCTTCGGAGCGATGAACTCACGGTACGCCGCATCAATGGGGAGTCCCCGCTTGAGGGCGAAGTCGGTGAGCTTCTGCGTATCCAGCTTCTCGTGGAAGCGTTCCTTGTGCTCGATCTTGATGTCCGTGAGGACATCGGCAAAGGCAATGGCCATGCGGTCTCGGGCCGCAAGCTCTGCAGCCAAGTCTTCCTTGGTGATCCCGGCTTTGGGCTGGGGCGGAAGCTCATCTTCTGCCGTGGTCATTGCAACTTGCCTTTTCATGTCCTCATACTCCTGTGACGCAGTGTTGTACCAATCCTGCCAACCAGCAACGCGCTCATTGGCTTCAGTAAGAGTGGCATCAAGTTCCTGTTCCCGCTGGCGGATGCGGTCCATTTCCCTCGAATAGTCCGACTGGCGGCGATAGCCTTTTTCCAGTTCGGAGAGTGCGTCACCTGCCAAGGCTTCCTCAACTGCCCCACGACGATCTTCGGGAACGTGTGAGAGCACGTCGGCCAGAAATGCCTCGAACGAATTCTTCTTCGCCATTGTGACTCCTGCCAGCAACCGTCCAACTACCTCCTGATCGGGGCCAGTAGGTGGGGGTGCCTAGGGGTGTGCAGCTATAGATTGCCGCCCCCATCGGGCATAACGGCATTGTCCTGGGGTTCAGGACTGGTCGGGGCGCCAACTGCGAGCGCCTGACCAAGTTGCATGTGCAGCTCCGGGAGAACGGTCATGACCCAGGGGCCGAGCTGCGGAACCATCTGGGCAAGAAGCTTCAGGGCCATGTCGATTTCGTAGGCGACCTGAATGGCTTTTTCGTTGATCTGGTTCATCCCGGGAGCAACGGGCTGCTGGGGAGCCAGGGATTTGTACGTCGGCCCCTGCTGCTGCTGCGCCGGGGGTGCGGCAGGCGGTAGGGGCGGAGGCCCGTCGAGCGGGTTGCCCGCTGGGAGATTGCCGAGGCCGGGAGGGACGGGCATGGTTACCTACCACCTTTCCGCTCAAGAGGCTTGCGAACGCTGGGGCGAATGCGGCGTTCAAAGCGCTTTACCTTGCGATCTGGGGGAACCTGTTCGTAGGTTTCCTTGGGGCGGTTGATGGCAAAGCGTTTCTCGGGAAGCTTCCCAGTAGTGTGTCTGCCACCAAGTGCGCCTCGCGCAATAGCCATGTCGGTGCGGTCGCCGAGATCGGACTCACGAACAGGCCGAATGGGGCCACCAGTGTTCATGGCAAGGTCGCGGTCAATGGCCTTGGCCATCTCGTCGCGCTTCCCCCCAAATACGTAGTCCTTGGGCATACTCTACTTCTTTCCACCGCCCACCGACTTACAAATAGCGTCCGAGAACACTGTCCGAATGACCTTCTTCGCCATGGCTACCTTCCTTGTGAACTGCGTTCGAATCTGCGCTGCTGCTTGCGGCTCTTGCGTTTCCGCTTGGGCAGCTTCTTACCGCGTGAAGCGTTGTCCCACTCTGCAACATCCTTAGCCGTGATGCCTGCCTTTGCGGCCCCCGCAGAATGAAAAAAGCGGCGTTGAGCGTCGGACGCGTACGGCATGAGTCACCTCACAAACAGTAGAGGGAGTTGGGTGCGAGTGTCAATTATCCAGTCGTCACATTCCTCTTCACGATGTCGAAGGCAAGGGTGAGGATGCCTCCCCCCATTGCCGCCGACAGCTCTCCAAAGTCAAAGTTGGTGGCCGTCTCGTGCAGGATCAACGCCATCCCTCCCATGACTACGGCCATCCTGATGATCGGCCATACCGGATGTTTGGGGTCACTGAGTCCCATTAGCCGCCTCCGCTCCCGCTCTCACTGACTGTTACCCGGGGCGCCCCACTTTCGTCCTTCTTCACTTTCATACTAGGCGCTTCCTGCCCAGTTGCTTTACGCCCCGCAGGGCTGACACTGCCCGTGAGTCCGATCATCTGTGCAGCAAGCAGTCGGTCGGTGATCGTCTTCGCCTCCTGGGGCGGCTGACCCCCGTTCGGGATCTCAAGGACTTCAAAGAGGGTCCAGGGATCCATCATCCCACCTCTCCACAGCTGCAGATATGTCAGCTTCCTGCTCAGCTGCGAAATGGCAAGCAGGGAGTTGGGGGTGATCTGGAAGGTGAAGTTCTTCACATGTGCCTTGGCGCGGTCCGCCCTCGACGTCATGGTGGGATCCCACTGGGCTTCGTAACCGGGGTCGCGGGGGTCGAGCGTCGGGATGAGGTTCAGGGGATCGAAGTCGAAGTCCTGGAAGTCGATTCCGGCTTCGCCAAGCAGCGCAACCCTGCGAGGGAGATTATAGAACTGGAAGAAGTTGGCCTTCACCATCTCACCGAGTTCACGCAGAAAGCCTTCCAGCAGCCTGCCCCTCAATCTGAGGATCGGCGTAAGGGCCTCCATCATCTTCTCGATTGAGTCCGCACCTGGAGCTTGGTTGAGCTGCATCAACGCATTGAGGTTGGCCACCCCACTGAGCGTGTCCATCTCCTGCAGCATTGCTTGGTAGAAATCGAAGACGTACGGCGGGAGGGGATCAACCTTGGTGAGTTCCACGCCTCCGCCCATGGCGGCGTTCGTCTTCATCTTGACGCCGGGGAGACGGGTGTCCAGTCTCTGCCACATGCTTTCCGGCATCGCCTTCTTGTCGCCAATGACGCCGGGGCGAAGAGCCTTTCGAACATGATCCAGAATCCCATTTGCGACTTCGTTGATCGCATCCTGGATCGGCATCAGGTCTCTGGCGAGCCCCACTCCAAGCAGCGACCATGGCCAGGGATCGAGGCTGAGCTTGATCACGGGGGCCATGCCATGCCAGTAGGGGTTGGGGCCGTCGTACAGCACAACACTCTTGGTGGAGATGATGAGGCGCCCACGGGGATACAGCTTGGCGTCGTCTTCAGTGGCAGGCTTGCCGTCAGGCTTGATGTAGCCCAGCGGATACACTGTATATCCCCACGTCGTCTGGGGATCGCCCATGGAAATAGGCTCCGCCCCAGTGAACGTCCTGCGATCCTTGATGTAAATGTGGTACAGATCGATTGAGGGGACTTTGGGGATCGCGCCCTTGGGGCTCTGGGTGAGGTAGTCTACGGCTGGGCTGACAAACTTGGCGCTCAATGACCTGAAGCGCTTCCAGATCCGGTCAGAGGCGCTCATCGGATGGCGGTCGGCACGCAGCAGGTGGGCTTTCTCCGGGAATCGGGCACGCAGTTCGTTCACGCTCTTGCTGGTTCTGATGATGACGCCTTCCCAGCCTTGAACGCTGTACTCCAGCGTCGGGCGAATGGGGAGGACATCTCTGGGATCACGGGGGATGATCTCGATATCCCCCTGCCCACCAGCGGCGCTGGCGTTCCAAGTGACTTCAGCATATCCCGTGCCGCACACTGTTGCGTACTTGATCACGTCCGCGAGCCTGAGATCGGCGAAGCTGTTGACCCACCACGCACGAGCCAGCTTATCGAGGACTTCAGCCTGCGACTGGAACCGCGCGTTGTTGGTCTTGAAGCCGAAGAGGGGATGCACATCAGTGAGTGCGCTGACGGTCTGCAGCACAATGTGCTTGAGGCGGTTGTCGGAAATAGAGGCGAGATCGGCAGGGCGGCGGTGATCAAGCTGGTCACCCATTACATAGCTTACCGCCTTGTCGATGTCGTCGTAGCTGGGGTCCGACTTGAGAATCGCGTCCCCGTCTTGTACTGCAGCCTGAATCCACCGCAGCAAGTCCAGCTCATACTTGGCTGTGTTCTCGTCTTCGCTGGTGGGCACGGTCCCCGGCCCAATGGGGAGGTCGTCGATCATCTAGTACTCCCGTCCCCCAACTTTGTGACGTGGGAGGTCGCGGATGTGGTCGGGGTTGTTGCGGTTCTGGCTGAAAGCGCTGAAGACGACACCGTACTGCTTCTCCACCTTTCGGAGGTGGCCGAGGCTCTCAATTGTTATTGGGGTGCCGTTACCGTCAACGTGGGTGCAGGTATAAGGGAAGATACCTGTTTTGCCCCTGACGTCATTGGTGAGCGGGAGCATTTCAAGTATCCCGCCGCACTCACAGTCCGGGATTCCCTTGCTCGCCCAGTAGAATCTCTCCTGGGTCTTGCCGCACTTTTTGCACGTGAAGTCGCGGAGGGGCATGTTACTGCTTCACAGGGAAAATGGATCGGTTGTCCTTGAGGAAAGCCGCAATGATTCCAAGGATGCCCATGGATACGTTGATGTACTTGTAGTACCCCGCCGGGAAGAGATCCCCCTGGTTGGCAAGGAACCCCAGGACGGCAACAACGAGCATGATGTACGACGCAATTTCCTGTCTCATGAAAGCCTCCACACGCCCAACAAAGGAAGCCTGATTCCCCTAAAGGCGGCGCCGCACTTGAGGCACGCGCCAAGAGAGAAGCGCTCGAACAGTTTCAGGTCACGAGGGAGCACCCTCCCCATTCCGCAGCCACACTGAATAATCTGCAGCGTCATCAGAGCAGCCCCAACAGCTCGTTGAACACCCTGTCGGTGGTCATTT